GCCGATTCAAAAGTTACCTTTCCTACAGATACAAAGCCACGTTTCCAAATATCAGAAAGAATATTACTACTATCGTAAGAAAAACCACTAGGGGAATGTCCTGCAAAATTGCGGTCATTAAAATCAACACCAAAAAGAATAGCGTGGTAATGAGGACGACCCAGATTTCCATACTCACCACACATGAAGAATTTAATAGTAGTTCCACTAAATCGCTTTCTTAAAGCTTTCATAAATAATTGAAAGTCTCTATGTTCTAAAGTTGCATGACCCTTATCAGTCTTAGGCAAATGGTAGTTATCGTATGTCAAAGTTATAAAACATGATTGAGCGTGCATTGATACTTCGTGCATGATCCTAACAGCCCACTGGCGAGATCTCTCCAGTAGGCAACCTACACATCGACCACAAGGTAAATTCAACTGCCTTTTTTCATCAAATCCTTTTTTCATGTGGAAGGTAATACTTCCATCATAAGATTGATAAGCAGTTAAAGGGCTTACACAAGTCACAGACGAATACCACCACGCATAGGTCTTAATTTGATATTCATAATATTTGTTCTTCCAACGTTCTTTCTAAATGAACGTGCAGACTTACCTTTATTTACTGGTTTGCGTCCTAAAATTCTCATTTTTAAACCCCTTTTTTAAGTTAAAATCTGTCAGCTGGCACATTTACATCAAGTAGTAGTAAATGTGCATCACTCACTTGCGTGAGTGATCGGTGCAGCTGACGGTGTTTCGGGTTGTACTAATAACCCGAGATTAATCGCTTCCTGGCGATTGTTTTCGTTGTTAAGAAATTGAAACAACTGACCAGGGTCGTTGTTAAAGCGTTCGCGAACAGGAGCATCAAGCGTTGAAAACGCGTCCTGAGCGTCGATTAGCTTATTCATAAGGGTATGGTAGTCTTCAGCACCTGTAAAGTCGCCATAGTCCTGTATTGAGGTCGCAGGGATCTGCTCTCCAGTTTTAATCATGCGATCTACTATCAGATTAAGATCGCAATCATCTTTGCATGATTGCAAAGTTTTAGTAGGTTCTGGACATGAAAGTCCAGTTGCTAAGCTGAGTTCATCAGCGTCATATCCAATTTGTTGTCTTACTAATGTTTTCATTAATATCTTCCTGTTCTAGAGTTATGATGAATAGTTGACCCATCAGGGTAAGTTGTTGATGAATTAGTTCTAAAAGGGAGTAATGAACCAATTCCATGCAGTAATTGATTAGCAGAAGTTGTTATTTGATTAAGTGAATGTAATCTTGGATTTAAACCAGGATTATCATTCGTGTAATCTGCTTGGTCTTTTAACAATCTATTTTCATGTACCTGTCCAGTTGTTCTAGCTTTTTCTAAGCCTGAAGCAGAATATGCGTGAGTACCTGATCCATAATTAGAAAATATGCGAGATCTTAATTCTTCTTTGTAAAGATCGTCACGCAATGCTTCATAAGTAGATTTTGCAGTTTCTGCAGCGCGTAAATACGTTAATTGTTGCTCGGAACCTGTTCTTTCTTTTTCGGTTCCAGTTTGAGCTTTAGTAAGCTCTTGTTTTAATTTTTCGTGAGTTACATGTTCACCAAGTAAACGGTTTTGTTGGTCCATGTTTTGAATTTCACGATCAACTCTAGCTCCTTGTTGAGCTGAATGATATATATCGTTGTAATGAGTAGTACGAGGTATTGCAGTAGCAGATTGCATAGTAGGAGTGGTTACTGGAGCCATTTGTCCAGTAGGTGAAGATGCTCCGCCTTTCATCGCTGCTAACATCGGATTTATACCTGCGGCCTGCATATCTGCGACGCCACGCTGGTATGACGTGTTAGACATTCGCTCAGAGAAGTCCATAGCATTTTGAGCATTTTCACGAGATAAAGCATTTGCTGAATTAGCAATACGTAAATTAGTATCATTAGTAGCAGCAATATTAGCTGCGTTTTGATCGTTAGTAGAATTAATATTAGAACGATTAGCATCGTTATTCATACCTGTAGTAATTACAGAACTAATAGCATTAAAAGGATTTAACCCATCAAAGAATTCACTTACGTCTTTAAAAATTCCCATTACTGACGCACTCCGTTTGTCAGCTCGTAAAAATGTTCCATTTTTCCCGAGCCTTAGAAATGATCAATTAAGCCTGGTACAGAGTACATAGGCATAGGTCGAGCCATATTTACTGTAAATAGAGCATCGAATATAAAGTGGGGTTGACTAGGTACAGCAATAGTTCTTGAAATGGGCGGTTGACTACGTATGAAG